GGACGTTTATTCACCCAAGATGTAAACAGTTAATTAAGTCTTTAAGGACGTTGACTTATGCACCGAATACAGGATTACCTAATAAAAATCTTGGTGTTGATCATGCTTTTGATGCTTTCGGTTATTTATGTTTACAACAGTTCAATTTGGCAAAACCTGAAACTTTAGGGCAGACTGGTTACAGAATTTACTAGGGGAAGATGAAAAAGTCTGCTGGAACGAAGAGATGTGAGGGATATTTAGCTAAAGTAAAAGGGAATAAGAAGTCAAAAAAGACTTCTACTAAAAAATCCAAAGGAAAGTAACCATGTCACTTACTGAAGAACAGTTAGATGCGATTGAAGCAGTGAAGGGAAAGAGGAATGCTGCTTTATGGGATCCTAGATGTCAGCAATATATGGATAATAAATCAAAACCTTCTAAGAAAAACGCTGTAAAAGTAGACAGTACAAGTTAGACTACGTTAAATAGTCTATTTCAGTTTAACTCATGGCTTTCTTTCGTGGCGAAGAAGGTTCCGTAAAGTTCAAAAACGCAGCAGGAACTACGGAAGCAGTTGTATCTACAACAGGATGGAGCCTTAGTGTTTCTAAGGACACTTTGGATTGTACTGCTCACGGAGGAACCAGTCGTTCCTATGTAGGTTCTTTAATTTCTGGCACTGGATCTGTTGATTTCTTGTATACAGCAGCATCAGGCAATGAGACTGCAAACCTACTTTCTGATGTTTTAACAACAGAAGATGCTGGAGATGCTCAATTTGAGTTATTTTTAGACACTTCAGGTGCTAAGAAGGTGAGTTTTAGTGGAATTGTTACAAGTGCTGATTTTGGTACTTCTATAGGCGATCTTCAGTCTGTATCTGTAAGTTTTCAAACATCTGGAGCAATTACTTCTGCTGCTTAAGTTGGGGCCATTTATTAAAAGGAAAGATTTGTGACGTACTCCGTTCCTGGCCCAATTCGTACCAGTATTACCAGTTCTACTAGTGTTGGTGGTTCTGATAGTCCATTTACCCGTACTCGTGCGGTGATGGATATGGTAAAGGGGTGGGAAATTATGAAGGCCGTTACGAATGGAACTGAATATTTAAGAGATAATTCAGAAGCGTTTCTTCCTCTTGAGCCACGGGAGGATTATGAAGCTTATTTATCTAGGGTTAATCGAGCAGTATTTTCACCATATACGCAGCGATTAATTAGAGCAGCGACAGGTTTAATTATGAGAAAACCTATTACTTTAATAGGTGACTCATATTGGACTGATGTATTTGCAAAGGATGTTGATGGATGTGGATCGGATTTAGATGAATATGCGAGAAGGGTGCTTATTTGTTCTTTGACCTATGGTCAGAGTCATATTTTAGTTGATTACCCTGCGCCAACAGGGGCATTAACTCTGGCAGAAGAAAGAGCGCAAAATAGAAGGCCATATTGGATAGAAATTGATCCAACTAACATTTATGGTTGGAGACTAGATCGAGAAGTTAATTATGGCAGCATTATTCAAGTAAGAATTGCTGAAAAAGCTGTTGTACCGTCAGGAGAATTTGGAGAACAGGTATTTGATCAAGTCAGGGTGATTGAACCAGGAAAATATCGTGTTTATCGGAAGGTTTCACCTAAAAAAGATCTAATTAATTTGGAAGACAATAATTATTCAGGTAATTTTGACGGACCAGATAATGAAAAAGACTATGAATTAGTTGATTCTGGGGAGTTTTCTTTAGGAGAAGTGCCTTTAGTCAGTGTTTATTCAGGGAAAACAGATACTTTGGCAAGTAAACCACCGTTATTAGATATTGCGTACTTGAATTTGGCACATTTTCAGCGTCAAGCTGACTTAATTCATAGTTTGCATGTTGCTTCTCAGCCAATGTTGGTTTTAGAGGGCTGGGATGATCAAACGAAGGATATGAGTATTAGTGTTAACTATGCGATGGCGACTCAACCTGGAAACAAGGTGTATTATGTCGAGCCAGCAAGTAGTGCATTTGAAGCTCAGACCAATGAAATACAAGAATTACAACTTCAGATGGCAACTTTAGGAATTAGTACGTTATCTCAACAGAAATTTGTCGCAGAATCAGCAGATGCTAGACGATTGGATCGTGTTGATACAAATTCAATGCTTTCGATGGTTTCTTTGGAATTAGAGCAAAAATTACAAAAAGTGTTTAATTTATCGGCTAATTATTTAGGAATTGAACCACCTGAAGTCAAAATTAGTCGTGATTTTGATATTGAGAGGTTAATTGGACAAGATATAACAGCTTTGACTTCCTTATTTGATCAAAAAGTTATTGATCGAGAAGAATTTAGGGATATTTTGGTACAAGGTGAAGTTCTCCCTACTGCAAACGAGACTGAAGTTAGTTAATACACTAGAATAATAGTTAAGTATTACTTTTTTGTTATGCCTTCCATCAATATGGACAATGGTACGACAGCAGAGGAGTTAGAAGCTGCACTTGCGGCTGATAATTGTGCTGTTAAACCTGCACCTGTTGTTAAAGAAGAAGCTCCTGCGCCAAAAGCAAAGGCAAAAGCTTCAAAAACTGAATCTAAACTTTCTGAATAATTATGGTTGAAGAAAGAGTAATTCAGCCTGAGTCCGTGACTCCTGCTGAACAGCCTGTGGCTGAGACTCCAACTCCACAAGCACCTAACCTTGACAGTGTTAAGGCTGAATACGAAAGTAAAATTTCGGCTTTGGAGGCAAAAATCGCTGAAGAAGGCGAAAAATTTAAAGGCATTAAGACTAAACTAGATGATGTCTATAAGAAAGCAGATGACCAAAGGAAACAAAAGCTCGAAGACCAAGGCCAATGGAAAGACCTATGGGAAGAAGCCAATAAAACAGCACAAACAAAAGACCAAGAAATAGTTACTTTAAGGGAAGAATTAAAGCAATTAAAGTCTTCCAATGAGACTGCAAACATTAAGACTTCAGCACTTTCAGCTATCAGTAATTCTGGTGCAGTAAATGCTGAACAGATGTTATCTTTGCTTCAAGATAAACTTAAGAAGAACGATAACGGTGACGTTGTTGTATTGAATGGAGGAGTTGAACAAGACCTAAATAATTATATAGGGAACTTAAAAAATCCTGGTAGTGGATGGGAACATCACTTCAAAGCCAGCTCTGCTGCTGGTATGGGTGCTAAACCTTCTCCTACATCAAATGTCTCTCCAGGCATGACTAATCCCTGGAAAGAAGGTAGTATAAACATAACAAGGCAAATGACCTTGGAAGGTTCCGATCCTGAACTTGCAGCCGTGCTGAAAAGAGAAGCAGGAGCCTCCTAGTTAGTTTCCGTGAAGCTAACAGCCGAGTCCGTGACTTGGATTCCGCAAATTTAATCCTCCTTATTTGAAATGGCTGCTCCGTTTCAGAATTATACTGGCGGTGTCCTTTTAGCGGACATCGTAAAAAGAAATAATTTGTCTCGCTATGTACAAGAGGCAATAAAAGAGCGCAGTTTATTTGTCAAGAGTGGTGCTGTAGTTCGTAGTCCTTTTCTTGATGCCAAGGAAGGTGGTACACGCATCCAAGTTCCTGAGTTCAATCCTGTTTCACCTACTGAAGAGGTGATGACTGGTGCGGCTGGTTGGGGAACATCAACTGCTGGTTATTTAACTCCACAGAAAATTGGATCTGCAACACAAATTGCATCAATCATCCACAGAGGTTTTGCCTATGCGGTTGATGATTTAGCAACTTTGGCTGCTGGAGAAGATCCAATGAACGCTATCCGCAATCAACTTGCAGATGCGATCAACAAACTAAATAGCCAAAGATTGTTCTATCAATTACATGGTTTATTCGGTACTGCTCTTACTGGTAATGCTGGAGACTATGCAATTGCAGCTTCTTCAGGACAAGGTGAAGCTAACTATCTAACAGGTGCAAATGTAGCGAAAGCTCGTGCATTGTTAGGAGAGCGTGGTGATGAGTTAGATACTCTAATCGTTCATCCAAATGTAGGTTTCTATCTTTACCAGGTAGGACTTCTACAGTTCTCTACTTCCTCAATGGTTTCTTCTGGAGCTATTACTTGGGGTGGTGGCGGTGCTGGTGTCGATGCTAAGAGTATCGGTACTTTCGCTGGCTTGAATGTCATCATGGATTCTCAGGTGAACGCAGTTCAACCTGGCTCTTCAGGTCATATCAAGGAGTACTACTGCTACTTGGTTAAGTCTGGAACAATCCTTGAAGGTGTTCAGCAAGAGCTACGTATTGAAGCTGATCGTAATATCTTGTCTAAGCAGGATGTTCTATCAGTTGATTACCACACTTGCTATCACGTAATGGGTACTAAGTGGGGCAATGCTGCTGACAACCCAACGAATAGTGTTCTTGGTAATAAGGACAACTGGACTGCAACTTATGATGCAGATCTAATTCCTATGGTTCAGTTAACAGTCAACACTCCTCTAGACACTTCAACTCTTTGATTTATACTTAATTCGGAGAGAAGTCGAAAAGCCCTCATCATTTATTTGGTGGGGGTTTTTTATGACGCTACAATATAGAGGAAATGTATTTTAAGGATTGTGGCTGCAACAATAACTGCCACGTTGAAGTCTGCAACAGCTAATAGCTATGTGACTTTAGCTGAAGCAAACACTTATTTTGAGACTGTCCCAGATTCAACGACTTGGGATAACAAGACTGATGATCAAAAGAATCGAGCATTAATATCTGCTACGAGATGGATTGATGGTTTAAATTTTTATGG